GAGCCATTAGCGCCTCTAGTCGGTCAAAGCGCTTGTTATGTTCGTCAAGTTGCATCTGAATCATTTCGTAGCGAATACTACATTCACGCTCGTGAGCTTCTAACCGACTTATTGCTTGCTCTAGATCAGACATAACAAATCCTTACTTCTTTGCGTGGCCGACGTTAACAGCCATGATGTCAATAAAACGATACAACTTAGCCATCCATGCGTCGTCCTTAGGCGTAGGTGTTACTGCTGCAATGATTGAGCAAACACTAATTACCATAGGAGCCACTGAAGCAAGATCAGCCAGTACTTGCATTACCACGGAACACCTGCCTCAGTCACAGGGTTCTTTTGCTCTTCGATGTTAGCAGTCAATGACGCTTCAACAGCATCCTTGTCAACACCGTCAGCCCAGCACCAACCAAGAACTACCTCTTCAGTAAGGTCTGCGTAGGGTATGAAGTCGGGGCTTGTTGCGTCGTAAGTAAACGAAGCGGTGCTGTACGCAGAAGCAGAGTAAGTTTCCTCACCAACAGTCTCTGAGTCAGTTACACGCCAGTGAGCAACGATAACGCCGCCGTCAACCGTGTTGTGTTCGAGTGTAGATATAGTCCATGTAGCCATTAGTTAGCTCCTTAAATAGCCGAAATAATAAATGCGAGTAGTTCAGAGTAACGCACACCCATGCGTGAACGCTCTTCACCAGTTTCTTCGTCAGTCCATGTTGAGTTGATAAACATGCCATAACGTCCAGCGTCCAAGCCTTCAGCAGTAAACGCATCCTGTAGGTCTTGAGCAATGATGCCGAAGTGAATACGAGCGTCGTCGCCCTTTTCTTCTACAGCAGACTTCCATCGGTACTTACGTAGCAGACCTTTACACGCTACAGCTACACGTTGCTCTGCTTCCGTTAGCTCTTCGATGTCTTGCTTTTCGTTGCGGTCGGAAGTCTGGATGGTGCTGTTAGTGGCGTAGATGTCTTTCCATCGTGAACCACTTGTTCCTAGACTTATCGTCCCGTCTTGGGTCGCACCTGTTTTATCTGTCGAGTTAATAACGCCCTCTGTTGCACTAGCCGAACCACCTACGATGCCAGCGCCTTTAAAAGAAGAACGTGGGTCTAAGATAATGTGTGTTACAACGCCGCTAGTGCTACCAATACTACCGACTACGGCGCTATCTTTGCGTATCTCTAAAACGGTTCCGTCAGTAGAAAGTCGATTAAGACCCAAAGCTGTGTCTTCACTAGAGGTAAGATAACTTGAACCGTAGCTTCTAAATTCTTGACCTGTTGTACCTATACCCGCAGTAGTCTTACCAACCAGAAAATCACCTGCGCTTGTGATACGCATGGCTTCAGTAGCGCCAATGGCGAACCTATGCTGTCCCGCAATATTTACTGCATCAACATAAGCCGCACCTGAGCGATTGTAGTGCTGGATAAGGTTAGCTGTGCCTGAGTAAGCTGGGCCAAACTCAATACCACTCGCACCGCCATTAGAAACAACTAGATTATAAGCAGGATTTGTAATGCCTATACCGACATTGCCAGAGCTGTCGATGCGCATACGCTCAGTGGCAGAGGTAGTATTACTGAAGACAATAGTGCCATCATTTTCAGTCTGCACTCTGCCTTTTTCGCCGCCAGCATTACCCATAAATAGGTAAGCCGCATTAGTGCCACTGCCTTTGGCGTAGAACGAACCGTAACCACCAGTGCCTTCTGAGTAGACGATAGAGTTAGTATCTTGCACGTGTAGCTTAGATGAAGGCGACGAGGTTCCTATACCGACATTGCCACCTTCTGGGTTAAGAAGCAGGTCAACGGGATTTATAAGCTCGTTTGACCAAGCCTGAATTGAACTGTGCCTGTTGGCTACAACTGCATCGCCTCGTCCGTTTCGTATCTCAAGTGCGCCTTGATTAGTATTAGGATGCCTAAAAATAGCCGTTCTGTTAGTTTGAAGATTTGACCCTACATCCCCGTAAACTTCGAGAGTGGCATCAGGCGACGTAGTATTTATACCGACCCGACCAGAGCTATCAATTGCAATAACGCCCTGCTGTGTAGTAGCGCCGTTGTCTGTCTTTTGGATAATTGTTAAATCGTCAGTAGAACGGCCACGTAAGCGAAGTCCAATAGCGTCAGCGTTAGCGGAAACTACGTCTAAAGGAGTCCCGGGCGACGTACCTATACCGACATTATCAGCAGTCACTGTGCCCGTTACGTCGATGCCCGAGCTATCAACAGCTACTCTTGTCGCGTTGTCTGCATAAAGAGACAAAGTGTTGGTGCTATGGTTGTATTCAACTGCGCCTATGTAGTTATCTAAGTCATCACCAAAACGCAAACTTCCAGTATTAGTACCGTTGGTGCTGTCAATTCTAATGCCACCACCGTCTCCGCTATGATTTATAATAACTTGGTCTGTAACATCGACAGTCAAACCGTCAGCAGAAATACTCCCCGTTACGTCTACGTTTCCGCTGTGAACAGTAATGTTTCCACCTGTATTGATGGTTAATAAATCAGCGTTATCTGTAGCCTGTTGAAACTTAAAATCATCGTAAGCCTGAAGTATAAAGTCGCCTGTGCCAGCATCTTTAATGTAACTGTTTGACCCATCATGATAAATCTGCAGGTCAGAGCCAGCACCGAAGATAGCCTTGCCGTTGTCACCGAAAGTTACGTCGTTGCCGTTGGTGTCAAGGTCGCCGCCGAGCTGTGGCGTAGTGTCATCTACCAAGTCTTGCATTGCAGAGTCAGCAGTTGTGCCTTGTGCCGCAGTAGCATAGTCAGCAGAGTCAAACGCTTTAACCTGTGCAAGGTTAGTAACCTCTGAATCCATCAACGCACCAGCGGCTGTGACATTGGTCGTGTCCGTTACGTCTGCTGAAGCTTCGATACCGTCAAGTTTGCTGTGGTCTGCATCTGTGAATACATTGGAGTCAGTAGCAGCCTCTACTGCGGCTCTAATCTCAGCATTGGTTTGATCGCCTGTAGCGCCTGCTTCTATGCCGTCTAGCTTTGAGTGATCTGCATCAGTAAAAACGTTAGAGTCACTTGCGGACTCAACTAGTGTACGAATCTCTGCGGCTGTTTGGTCAGCAGTAGCGCCTGCTTCAATACCGTCTAGTTTAGAACCATCAGTAGCCACATCACGGCCATCAACAGTACCACCTACAGTAATGTTGCCTGTAGCAGAAACAGTAGTAGCAGAGACAGCAGCAGGAGTAGCACCACCAATGACAGTACCGTCGATAGTACCACCGTCAATGTCTGGTGTGTTTACGTCAGGAGACGTTAAAGTTTTGTTGGTAAGCGTTTGAGTGCCTGTTAGTGTAGCAACGGTAGAGTCAATAGCAAAAGTAACAGCATTGCCTGAGCCAGACGTATCAATACCAGTACCGCCTGTAAAGGTCATGGTCTCAGAGTCCAAGTCAATACTTAGCGCACCGCCAGTGTCAGCTTGGAAGTCTAGGTCTTGTGCAGTGACTTGTGAGTCAACGTACGCTTTTACGGACTGCTGTGTAGGAACCAGAGTTGCACTGTCGGACGACATATCGTCTTCATCAACAAATGCAGTAACACCAATGGTTCCGTCAGAAATAGTTTCAAAAGTCAGGGTTCCGGTAAACGTAGGCCCTGCTGTGTCAGCTTTGGTTGCAATAGCAGTAGAAATTGCATCAAACTCAGTTTCAAATTCAGCGCCACGGATGATCTTTCCTGAGTCGCCTGTAGGTAACGAGTCCTTAGCTTCAAAGTCTGTAGTCTTAGTGTAGTTCGACATCGGAAAGTCCTATTGCAGAGAAGAAGGAGGAGAAAGGAAAAGGGGCCATTGCTGACCCCCTAGTGGACTTACTCGTCGCAAACTGCGAGGATGAAGCCAGCTTCTGGACGGTATGTTTCTACACCGTACAGAGTGTCCGAAGTGAACAGTGTTGACAGGTACTCCTGCTTGTACTGTGTCTGCGAACGTACAGCCATTTGCTCTGCCATGACAAGAGCGTCTTGGTGGAAGAACAAGCAACCACGAGTGTCAGCAGTAGAAGCACTGTTTTGACCCGATGCTTCGATTACTGGAGCGTTGCTTGAAACGTAGATGTCTACGCCGTAGAGGTTACCAATGAGGCCAGACTCTACACCACGACCACCAACGAAGTCAGAAGACACGTATCGGTCGATACCCATCAGAGACTTACGTACTGCAGGTGGTACTACAAGTACACGGTTTTCCATAGGAACGTCAGCGTCGTCCATTAGCTTGATAGCTTCACGGAAACCAAGGTCAGTGAAGTTGTCGCCTGAAGTTACAGTGTCAGCAGCGTAAGCAGCAAGGCCAGCAGCGGCATTGAAGTAATAGCTGTTGCTGTTAACCCAGTTAGCACCCGTGTTAGCTGGAGACTGAGTACGAGTACCGTCACCAAAGCCAGTAGCAGCGTTGATAAGGTCAGTGTCTACCTTAAGAGCAAGCTGATAGCCAGCGTCTTCGGTGTAGAACTGACGAAGGCTGTTGAGAGCCTGTACTTCAACGATGTCTTCGATCAGACGTGAGTACTCGAAGTGACGGTCAACAGTGACAGTCAACTCTGACTCAAGGTTTGCTTGAATTGTTACTGCAGTTGATTCCGCCTTAGCAGAAGCTGAACCACGAGTAGGCTTAGGAATGTGGATTACATCGCCTTTCTTGCCAGACATTTGAATGCGCTTGACAAGAGGAGCCATTTTAAGGTTCTTTTGATATGCAGCAATAATCTCATCACTCCAGATTTCTGGAATAAAAGTACCTGCTGCTGTTTTGTCTACTACAGCATTAGCTGTAAAGTAAGTTCCGGAAGTTTCGCCAGCCATGATTAATCTCCTTTAGATTATTTGACCCGACCCTCCGCGTATGCTGTCAGTATTTCATCTGACAATGCTTGGTAACGCTCAGGGTCTGTTTTCATTAGTTTAATAATGTCGGACCTGCGATATACTTTTTTACGCGCTCCCGCACTGCTGCCTCGTGCGTTACCTGTATTAGCTGCCTTAAGTGTTTGCTTACGTGCCTGTTTTTCAACTTGGGCAGTCTGCTGGGCTACTGTCTTTCGCTCTTTCCAGAGTGAGAAGAGTTCGTCCGCAGAGTCAGCGTCATACTGTTGGTCAGCTGCTACAAACAACTGAGTCCTAATCTTAGATGCCTTGATCCATTCTGCAAACTTAGGATCACTAAGGATCGTCTGCATGTCTGGATGTTTAGCTTGAAGCGTAGCAAGGGATGCTTGCTGTTTGTACTGCATTGAGTACTCTTGCGCTTCTTTAATTTTAGGATGATTTTCAATAGCACGATTTACTGCGCCTTGAGGATTAGTAAAAAAATCAATATCATCTTCAGGCTCAACGTGTTGCTGTTGAGGTGCTGAGGGTTGTGTTTGAGTACTAATGTAGTCATCCACAACTTTACGAAGTTCGCCTACTTCAGAAGACTGACGACCCAGTAGCTTTTCAGCTTCTTGGTGCATCTGTACTACTTCTTCTAAAGACTTACCTTGGTACTTGTCTGGTAAGCTGGGTTCTTCTGGTTGAGGTTGCTCAACTTCGGCTACTGCTTCTTGTTGAATCTCTTCTACTTCGTTTTGTTCGATTTGATCCGCGTTTTCCTCTTCAGGACGGGGATCTAGAATCGTTGCTCTAGACATAATTAAGCTCCGTGATCGTTATCATTATGGAGATGTTATTGTTTACCTGCTTTTTCGTGCTCTTTAACCCACTTCATATGAGCGCCGGGGAATGAACCATCAGCGCCATTTAAGTGAAAGGACGGGGCAGATACCATACGTGTAGCATTCGCGCCACAACCGCACCTACTGGTTGTCACGTTACTCTCTACCATTTCTTCAAAAACGTGTCCGTTAGTACAACGGAAGTCATATATCTTATACATCTACTGGTTCTTGTTCTTCTGCTTCGGCTTGATCACGAGCAGCTTCGATCGTCGCCTGTAGATTAATAACAGTTGCAAAAGCAGCTACTTGACCTTTACGGAAATACAAATCTTCCTGATCTTTAACTGTTTGAATGTCTGCTAACTGAGTTGCGTTGTTGGAAAGCTCTTGTACGAGTTGTTTGAAACCTTCATGGTTGAAGAGTTCGTTGTAGTTGTTGAAGTAAGTTTCAAGCTCGGGCGCCATGATTTCCTCTGTTATTATATTATATAGTTATATTATACCATACTTTTATGCATTTGTCAAGACTTTTTAGAAGTTTTTCTTCTACGCCCTGACGCTGTTACTGCATGTTTAATTTTAGCTGGCCCTGTTTTACGACGTGCAGATGAAGCCTTCTCACCTTTAGTCATTTTAGCGGCAACGGCTTTAGGCCGACAAGAAGGATAAGGACGTTTACTATCGCCCTTTGCAGATTTACGCCCACAGGGTTTACCTGTTTTAACGTCTACCCACTCTTCCTTAAACCACTTTTTAAGGGCAGCACCCTTTTTACTTTTTCTTACGGCCACTTTTATTACCCCAGTTTTTAGCTCCTACCTTTCGGCATTTGGCTACTGCACCAGAAGCGTACGCGGAAGGCCAGACTTTGTACCTAGACTTGACCTTACGCGCACAAGCGTCGTTAGCTTTCTTTTTTTTAGCAGCCATAAGACTTTTAGCCCCGTCGTCTTGTGTTGCTACGGTTTAGGCGTTGTTGTCGTCGGCCAGTTGCCATAGTACCTCTAGATGGAGGGACATAAGGTCCTCCGGGAGAAGTTACTTTTTTAGTTTTAGTGGCCGCTGCCTTCTTCTTTTTGGGTGGACGGCCTACTTTGCTTCCGTATGTTCCTTTTCCTGCTGGCATGGTGTTTCTCCTACTTTTTCTTGGTTGGGGTCGGTACGCCGCGTCTTTTAGCGGCTGCTTTCATTTTACGGTCCATTTGTTCTTGCTGCATTTGTTCCATCATTTTACGACGATTAGCAGCATTAGGAACCGGGTTGTTGGCTTCTTTAAAAGCCTTTTTAATAATTTCTTCTACTTCTGCTTGAGTATACGTTTTTTTAACTGCGGGTTTCTTAGCAGCGGGTTTTTTAGTAGCAGCCATAGTTAATTCCTCACCATTTTGATTTATTTGCCCAGTAAGCTGCAGACATTTTGCCCTTAGCTATGTTCTTTGCATGACGAGCTTTAAATGACTTACGCCTTGCTTTTTCTTTAGCAGTCGTTGGGTTTTTACCAGCGCCACTAACTCCTTGCTGTCCGTAACGAATAGTCTTTACTTTATCGCCTTCCTTGGCAACAACTACGTGAGATTTCGTAGGATGATTAGGCGTCCGCTTTGGTTTGTTGAACCCGCTTACCCCTGCTCGTGCTAGTCTTGGATCCTTCTTTGCTGGCATTACTGAGTTCCTCCACCTTGGCTTCCAGCTGGTCCAATCGGCTGAACTGGTCGCTGAACTTGTTGTTGATTTGGTCTAGCAGGAGCTGCATCTCTTTTTGCGTTATTAGCATTAGTTTTACCTTCTATTTGCTTTTCTTTGAGGAGAGTATCAGCAACTTTCATACGTCGCTCAAACTCTTTATCTTCTTGGTCACCTTCACGAAGGTTTCGGGTGATAGCGTTTATCTTGTCAATCTCTAGCTCTTGAGGAACTACCTGAGCCTCTGCTGCCAACTTAGCAGCCCTAGCTTGTGACTCTTGCGCCTGAGCAGACAATGCTGCAGTTTGTGACTGCTGGAATTGTAGTTGTGCTTGTTGTGTTGCCTGAGCCATTTGTTGCTGCTGCGGATTAGGTTGTGAAGCTTGAGCCAATGCTGCAAGAAGTTCTTCACGGTTAGACAAGTTCATGTTATCTACAACAGACTGAATAAGCGTGTTATACAATGGAGAATCTTTGCCCATAGTTTGTAACAACTGAACCAGCTGAGTAACTTCGTATTCACGAGCAATGATACCTAGAGTACTACTTGCGTTAAACTTGTAATCGGCAACAGGGTAATTTTCAGGATCAAACTGCATGTACCGATAGGCTGCTTTCTTAACAAAAGGAATTAGGAATGACTGTTGGAAGTTAATTAGGGTTCGCTTGTGGCGTTTAATAATAGCGCCAAGAGACATACTGATACCAGCGGCAGTACTCTCGCCATTAACCTGACCTGCAATTCCTGCTGAGTCAACGGCTCCTGTTGCTTGCTGTACCATCTGCTGCAATGCTCCGGCCTGAGCAAAAGTGATTTGATTAACTTGACCAAAGTTAAAAGGTTGAAGAACTTCA